AAAAAATAGGGACAACACCAGAAAAGACCAGTGTTGTCGGTTTTCCACATCACCAATGAGGAAACTTGGTGGCCCCCGCTAAACCAATAGGGAGGGCCATTAGGGTTTTACGCCTGTACCTCACTAGATCTACCATCAACATAATACTCAACTACTAGGCGTGCTGCACCAGCAGTAGCCGTAGAGTTCATAGTAATATCAATAGTATCAGCCGCAGTATACTCATACCCTGTTAAGGTAAGAGCTGTGCGCCCAGTAGTTACTGCAACAGCAGTTGAAGTATAACGGTCGTCGTCACCACCATCACCTACATCTAGTGTAGCGCCTGTAGAGAAAGCAGTGTCAACTACGACAAAACCTCCTGTTACAACCGCACCATTAGGTAGGTCAATAGCAGCTTCAGCAGAACCATTAGTTAGCGAAGCAAACGTGAAATCCACATCTGCAGTAAGTGTAGTCTGACGACCAGCATCTTTAGTAATTGCCATGATAGTTCTCCATTAAATAGCAGTATCGACTGCGATTAGACCGAAGTCTTCAACGCCAGAATCGATGATTGAATGGAACTTAGGTTTCAACATACCCATAATCTTAGAGGTACTAATACCTTTCTGATTATTATAGTCGAAATCTTTCTCGTCCCAAGAAGGTTTGCCAAGGTCAGCCATAGCGAGAGCCTGAGCTCCACACATAAGAACTCGTTGACCCTTAACGCCCCAAGCACCTTCACCAGTATCAGCTGATGCTGCTGGAGTTAGTACGTGGCTATATTCATGAATCCACATACCGTCTACTAGCACAGAAGTTGAACCAGCAAAGAGCTCATTCTTAGATCCACGAACACCAGCGTTACGAACGTTAGCTAGGTAGTCTGAATCAAGTTTAAGTTTAGCCATACCCTGTGGAGACATAAAGACGTGGAAAACTTCCTCGCCGCCGCCTGCACGAATACCGCGGATAAACTTATCTTTAGCCTTAGCTTTCATCTCGACAAGCATAGCATAACTAGGAGTATCAGCTGCGCCTACTGCAGTAACATCNCCAGTTGAAAGTCCATTAGTCGCATCCCACTGGAAGTGACGATTAGCTGTAGGTGCGCTTACATCTGAAGCGAACTCAAGACTAGCAAGACTAGACCCTGAACGTGCTACGCCACTAGTAGTATAATTAAAACCAACGCCTGACATAGTCAAGAATGCCATCTGATCCATACGATCTGACAACCAATATGCTAATGCATCACGTGAGTTCTCACGGAAGTTAACGATAGTTTTCTGATCAGCCATACGACCTGTAGTACGATTCGCGTGACGGATTTGGTCAATGCGAATTACTTTATCGTATGCCTTGATCTGCTCTTCGTTACCTTCAAGTGTATTATCACCTACAGTACCGTCGCCTTCAAGATCAGTTAAAAGTGTGATGACCGCTTGGTCTCCACGCTCAGTTTTAGTAAGCTCACTAATACGCTGAACCATAGCATTAGAGCCTGATCCTGCAAATTTATTAATGAAAGAGTTATTACGNGCATATTTCCATAAGTCACGTGACCATACTTTCTTCTGTTCAGAAGTTAGTGCGGCAAAGTTAGTAAAAGCCATTTTGCTTTCTCCTATAAAGTTAAAATAAAAAACTAAGGATGGCGGCTCCTATTAACTGTAAATTTTACGCCCAAAATATATTTTACTTGCCCAGTATAACAAGAACTACTTTGGTAGTTAATCTAAAGAGGCTCGACTCTCCGTGCTTGCGAGGTGTTTAATAACACTACTATTACATTAAAGAATAGTAGTGTCAAGTACTATTTCACTTACCCTGGTACAAAATCCCCTCTGAGGTCATGGTACGTATCGGGTTCTTTATCTACGAATGCCGAAAACTGCGCGTCGTCCATAGACATAACGTCCGGTATGTTACTCTTCCCCGCAGAAGCTCCATTCATACCGCCTGCAGTAGGTGGTTGCTTAGCCGATGCCGCTACTTTTTCCGCGACCCTACTTTGTACAGTCTTTGGAGTAGCCCCACCTAACGCTACGGGAGCCACAGTTTGAAGCATAGTCTCGGCTGCCATCTGGATAGCATCTGATCTTGTATACCCTTGGTTAACATATCCGGCAAACATCACATTTGTTCTATCAACCAAATCTCCGTTAAAACCTGGGCTAGCCTCATCAAAAACATTATTCGATGCTACTAAACGTGCAGTAGCTGCATCAAAATCACGCTGCTCTTTAGCTTGATTTAACGTACTGTTTGACTGATACGCAACATCTGCTTGATACTGCTGCTTTTCAGCGTGTCTAATCTCCGCCCTAAGCGTACGAGCTTGTTCCTTATCTCCATCAAGAATAGCATCTGCATATAGTTCTTCTTTAGTATCGAAATCAAATTCACTCTGTACTCCAGTAGGTTGTGACTGCTCATACTCAGCAAGTTTAGCTTCAACCGCACGCCGTTTTGCCAACTCTGCATCAAGTCGAGCTTTTGGTATCGTAGCTGGTTCTGGTTCTGGTTCTGGTTCTGGTTCTAGAGCTTCTTCAACAATCAGCTCTTCTTCTGATTTAGGTTCATCCACCGCTGGGATGTCTTCTACCTCTTCTACTACTATGTCGCCTCTATCATCTTCAACTGGGATAGCCGCAACGTCATTCTCCGCATCAAACGGACTTAATTCTTCATTACTCATTATAAACTCCTATAGGTGATGTAAATTTTAGCCGCTCTTACTGCTACCATTAACTGCGGCCAGGGTTAATCTCGTTCCAGCATCAGTAGATGCTTTCTGTATATTAGCGTCCGTATGAAGTTTAGCTAGTTTTAGTTTATTAGCTCTCTCCTCACGGGCGTTCATTAATGTCTGTTCAAGTTTATGAATTTCAAGCTCTAGGTCATCGCCATCGGTTTCGATATCGCGTACTTTAGCATTTGTTAGCGCTGCCTGTGCATTAATCTGAGCAATCTTACCTTCTGTCTCTGCCATCTCGAGCTCAAGCAATCTAGCTTCCATCGCCTCAGCCTGCTCCTGTACCGCACGCTCTTCTTCAGTAGGTGTACCCTGACCATTCATCTTACGTATACGTTCAGCCAGATTCGATTTCTGTGACAGATGTGAGTACTCAATAATAGCATCATCAGGGATCATAACACCTACAGTACGGAGGTTCAACGCCTCTGCGAACTGTGACTCATCAAATGTATCGCGTGCAGGCTGATTACTAATAACCACATCGTACTCGCCTATAGTAAGATTATTAATAATCTCACCTGTAGCCGGATCTGGGGCATTAATACTAATCGCTTCCCCCTGTTGTTCAGGGTGTGCCATATTACCACGGGTAATCTGTATCACGCGGTGCTCATTATAGAACCGTTGTATAAGCTGTAACATATTCTCAGCAAGGAAGTGTCTAGTACGGGCCAAGTTATCAATCAGTGTTTGGATCTGAACCGATCCACGCTGAGTCTTCGCCTCAAGTGCTACACCTGAAACCTCTGCCGGACTCTGCCCCAACATAGCGTCAGATATACCGGAAATCTCTTTAATATTGTTTGCCGCTTTTGCTGATATGCGATCAAGCCCTGATGGGATTTGGTTAGCTTGTATCTTAGTAGGCTCTTGTGAACCCTTATTAACTTCGATTACAAGTCCAGTCTCAGCCCCACGGGTCTCTAACTCACCAACAGTCATATTAGCTAACGATCCGCGCTCAACAACCCAACCGGAGTTCGCAGCACTATTAACTACGTGTAACTCTTGGCTCGATACTTTATTTAACTGTTCTTGTGGCGATATAAGGTTACGAACCATACCAAATGGCTTACCACGTCTAAAGTACGGGAAGAACGGTATAACAGTAAAACTCTCATACGGTGACCAGTCATCGTGTAGTACTACGTTATCAGCACTTACTGTCCATCGTATCTGCCGAATAGGTTTTTTCTTCAGCATTAACCCGTTCACCTCGGCGAAGTACTTTATACGCTTCATATCCTTACCCTCTGGGACCTGGCGTGTATCACCGGTCTCAGGGTTAATGAAATGCCACGCCATATGGATCTTACGGTGCTGGCGCTCAATAATACGTACCATACGGATAGAACGATTAGCCTCTTCATCTACGTAGGTATCAAAATCATTTGGCTGCCCAAAGTTCCGGTCTTCAAATACAATAGTATCTTCCCCAAACTCCGAACGTGATGCTACAACGTTCCTAAGATCTTTAGCCGCTTTCTTACCATACGTCATCTCTACTTCATCGAGGCTAAGCCATCTAGTAGTAAACACTTCGTTCCAAGTAGCTGGATCGTATTCCTTAGCATCTGGATCAAGTACTACATCTAATGGATCAAGAGATTTAATCTTAATCTCTCCCTCAATATGATCATCGAAGTCTATACGTATATCGTAGTACCCGCGATCTTGGATAAGTCCATCAGCAAATATAGACGACTCAACCCAATCAAGTTTATTGTTATCTCCGATCTGCATCGCTAACTTAGTGAGGGTGTCAGCTGTTTCCTGCGTAGCACCTCTCCTAGGCTTAAAACTAATCTCACCTCNNGAGCGTGCCTGTTCCCCTAATACAGTATTAACTGTGGTAAGGATAGTATTAATCGTTAACGCTGGTTTTCCCTGCGCGTTAAGTTTATCTATATCTTTCTTTTCCCATTGTTCACCCGTATAGAACGCGTCACACTTCCGTGCGATATCCACATAATCTAAGTGCCCAGCATCACGCGCTCGCGTATATCGCTGATAGTTATATTGTGCTATCTTACGTTCATCTTTCATACTTAGAATTCCCAAGCTTCCTTAACAGGGTTGTCATAAT